AGTTCGAGGTTCTTAACCTTATCAGGCCACTTAATCTTCTTGAGCAGTGCGGCGGTGTTTCCCTCGACTGACATCTCGACGACATCCAGCCCGGATAGCGTCGTCCTCCACACCTTCGGCCACTGAGACACCGGCTTAAGCTCACCGGTAGAGGTCAGGATGTCCAGCACGTCCATCTGGTCTATCTCAACGAGACGATTCAGGACGTATGTCGCATTTATGCCAACCAGATCATTGCGTTGCGCTTTAAGTTCAGCAATTCTGGACTGGATGTCAGGTTTTGACAGGTTTTCGGACGCAGTGCGGTTAGCTGTCTTAGCGCTGTACCCCGCCCGAATAGCCGCTTGCGTGGCGTTTAAATCGATGAGGTACTCGCGACAGTACATTTCTTGCTTGTCGGTGAGTGCCATTTGTATACCTTAAGGAGATGTTGTGAAATCAGCAGAAGACGTTATAAATGAATTGCAATCCCGCGTTGTCGCATACGAGGTTATGTTCCAATCTCTTTTTTCAGCACTTCCTGATGAAATAAGAAAGCAGGCTGTTTCCAATATCGAACAAAACTTCAAGGCGTTTGATTCGGGCACAACTTCAGAAGATGGCAAGGCCAAGCTTGCAGCAGCTAAAGTCATTGCTTCACGCACGACTGGCGCTCAACTCTAATTACCCACTGTTTCCGGCGGCAGTTCGTTATTTTTTGCCGCCTCTTCACTAAAGCCATCTTCTACTGGCACAAAGTGGAACTGATCCACGCTGTCAGGACGGAAGTATCGCCACTCACCCTCTTCAGTTGCCAGCGCTACGAAGCCGTTGATGATTTCAGGCTGGCTGCGCGTCATCAGGCCAGTGAAGGTTTCTTTCGATGTGGTGGTTAGCGTGATTTGGTAGATGTCGGACATTGAGAGCCTCTTAATGAGCTTGAGAGATGTCGCGTTAATTTTCCTCTGCATGAGGATATAACTTATCCCTCACTGTAGGAGCAGGGGTCACCTGACTCGATTTTCCTATAGGAGGTAACATGTCCCAAAACCAATTTTTCGAACTGGCTATCGCCTACGCTGATGGAGTCAATGCGATCATCAATCTGACCTGCCTGCTGATGGCGAAGCGCTTCGGCGTTCTTCGATACTTCTAATCCCTGCCTTGTCCAAATTGCACTGCCCCAGCGCCGTGTAGAGCAGCGCGTTTAACTCCAGACTTGCCTGCCATGTGAACGGAACCACCATTCTGGGGATCGGTGTGTCTGCTGTCAGGTCAGCGCTTATCGGCACCGCTGGGGCTGGCACGTAAACTGTCTGCGTATTCCCGCAGGCTGTCAGCAGCGGCAGAAGGAACAAGCTGGCTAGCGCACGGATCGCCTTCAAGCGCCTGCCTGATGTAGACAATGCGCGTCTCGCCTTTTTGGGCCAGTTCGTTCTTTGCATTCTGGGTAGCCTGTGAGATGTCACGGATGAGGTTCATCGTGGTGATCACGTTGTTGGTGATCGCCTCCGATGTATCTGCACGGACCGTCGCTTTATCGCGCTGGTCTTTGTAATTGATGGCGTTGTCGCGGTAGTGGTTAATCGCCCAGGCCATGCAAACCAGCAGGCAGATAACGACAGCACAGATGATGGCTGTTAATCGGCTCATTTCTGGCCCCACTCGCAAACTTCACGCTCTATCTCGCGGCGGGTGATCAGACCCTTCCACTGTTTGCCACCGGCATACGTCCAGCGCTGCAGTTCTTTGCAGGCACCCGGTACATCACCGGCGTTCAACTTCTTCAGCAGCGTTGAGCTGGCGAAGGCACCAGAGCCAACGTTGTAGGTGAAGGAGTAAAGCGCGGCGCGGGTTGGCTCAGGGATGCGAACCTTGATCAGCGGGTCGATGGCATTTGCCACCTTTCGCAGATCTGCCTTCAGCAGCGTGTCACACTCTTTGTCTGTGTAGCGGTGACCTCGGCGAATGTCAGCACCAGTGTGCCCATCGCAAACAGTCCAGACGCCGACAACATCCTGATAGGCGTAATAGCGTCGCCCTTCCAGCCCATCCGCATTGCCCAGCATTACTGCAGCAATGGTGATGGCTCCGGATCCGCCAACAATGGCACCCACCAGCTTATTCCTGAGTGTCGGGTTCATCTCGGCTCCTGCTGCGGCGGTTGTCTTCGCGGATCTTGAAATAGAGATTCGTCAGATACGTCAGTACGGCAATGATGATGCCCACCAGCACGCCGATAGCGTTCCACTGCTCGGGGCTGTAGGCATTAAGCATGCCGTTTAGGATGCTCCCGGCTGAAGCGCCATAGGCAGCACCAGTGGTTATTTTTTCCATGCGATACATGCTCTCACCTCGCGTAGTTAGCGGGTGCTGTGTTTGTTTGAAAAGGGTCAGGCCCTCGGGACGATTTAACAAGTAGGCGTGTCGATGATGGTTCCCGGAGCCTGAAATAAAAAAGCCCGAGACAAGCGGGCAATATGGGGGTAAGGCAATGTCGGCTCTCTGGCCGAATGGTCCCAGGCAGTGGGTTCTGTGTGCGGCGTACCGCAAATAAAAAAGCCCCTGCATCACTGCAAGGGCTTGTTTTTAGCTCACCGATAATTCAAGTCGCCTGCCTAAAGCGGCAAGGGCTTTCTGTATGGTGTCGATTTTCGTCGAGTGCTTTAGGTCAAACACACGGGTAATTTCCTGCCTTTTGATGCCCATACGGTTAGCCAGTTCGACTTGTGTCAAACCGGAACCAATATATGCATTAAGCAGGATCACCTTTGCGGTCACGCTTGCCGGAACCTCGACAGAGTCACCTGTCACTTCTCCTGGATCTGGAACGCGCTCGTTATCTTCGAAATAGAATTCGAATGCTGTTACGAGCGCATCCAGCGCGTTTGCAAGCGCTTCTTCCCGTGAATCTCCCTGAGTTAATGCCTCTGGGATGTCAGGGAATGAAACCACATATCCGCCGCCGTCTGGCGTTAAAGTCACGGGGTATCGCATATAGTCTTGATGAAGCTTTCCGAGTAACCAGCCCCGAAGGGCTGGTTTGTTATTTAAGGCCTAACTGCTTAATTATCGCCTTTCTCAGTGGTTCTTTAATCTCATCGCCGGGATGTCTTGGCATAACGCTTCGTTTGCCGTTGTATCTAAGTTTCAGGTGGTTGGTACCGTTTGAAACTTCGACCCCCTGAGATTCAAGCCACCGCCTGAACTCGTTTTGCTTCACCACTCCTCCATTCTGTTGAACATGTGACTATAGTAAACATTATTGCTTACAGTGTCAACATTTTTGTTTACATGAAGGAAGGTAAAAACAAAAAAGCCCCGCACGATGGCGAGGCTCTTAATTCTTTGTCGACCTGCGAAGCTATGACGACGATATCAGATTTACATGAAATATATGCGTTTCAGTTCGGTTTTGCAAGACTTACATCTAAATTTGTCGCCTTTTGTTGTGAACGTGATCGCGTTACAGAGATAAGCGCACCGCTATCGAGCCGCTTAAAGCTGTTACGCATCGCCAGCCAGTGAGGCAGATACGTTTCCGTCCAGGTAGATTTCGCAACGCCAGCCAGCTCCGCCAGCGCCTGATATTCGTATGTCTCACGCCCTACCAGCTCCGCTTTGACGTCCTGCGCCGCCAGCCATATCAGTTTTTTCAGGCGCTCCATCGTCTTGCCCGCCACCTTCTTCGCGCCTAGCTGTTCCCGGAACTCTGCCCACGCCCACTGGGTGATCGCCACCTGGTATTCGAATCGGATATTCTCGCTGTAGTTCCAGAGCAGCCATGCTTTCTGGTGGTCTTCCAGCGACAACACAGCGCGGCGCCACGATGCGGTCACGAACTCAACCGGACCCACCAGCGCGATAGATGACCCCTTAGCGCGCGACTGGCTGCCGCTCATCGGCGGACCGTCTGGGTTGACCATGCGCTGCTTATCCTTGTTGAATACCTTTTTCCGGCCCCGACTACGCGCCGTCGCGGTAAATTGCGCGTTCTCGGCGAAAGCTACCAGTTGCCCTTTCGTCGCCCCGCTCAAATCTGCGGTCGCCACAATGAGCTGCTGACGTACGTATTCCAGTTGCTGACTGTTCATTGTGCGGCTCCTACAGGGTGATAGATGCGAACAAAGTTACGAAGAATGCGGTAATCCACCAGCACGGAGCCCGGGCGGCGGTAAATCCGGAGCCGCTGCCAGCGCGCTCGGAGTATCTCGATCGTTTCTGGCTTCATGCTGCCTCCTGCTGTTTCAGTGCTTTGAGTTTGGCGCGGTACTCATCGCGGATCCGGATGAAATCTTCACGGCGGTAGTTGGTCATTTCATGGGGTCCGTTGAGCCAGTCGACGTATTCCTGCCCGTAACGAGCGACCAGGCCAGCTTCGTATTGCTGCGCCACGGTCGCCTCTTTTGCGGTGTACTTGCCAGCCCCGGCATTACACGATTTGCACTGCTTATGGGCGTTGCGCTCTTCAAAGCGCAGTTCAGGGTTGGCGCCTACCGTCTTGAAATGTCCGCAGTCCCATTGGCCGCCATGCAGATCAGGCGGGTTGGTCTCGCCGCAGCTTATGCATGGCAAACCAGCATCACGCGCGCGGATGTAGGCGTTGAATGCCTGCTGAGCCTGCGCTTTGTAGTAGCCGTTAGGTCTGAGTTCTGCCAATCGCGCTTTACGGCGCTGGCGGCCTGCCTTCTCTTCGGTGCGCTGACGCTGCGCTTCCTTCTGCTTAGCGGCTTCGCGGGCCTTTGCGGTCTGCTCTTTGCCGATCGCGCTGGCGCACTCGAATGAGCAAACTACCTGCCCGTCGCGTACCGGGTGGAACCACTGGCGACACGATTTGTGAGCGCACTTTCGGCGCGGTAACTTAGCCATGCGCCCTCCGTGCCGCGAGACGCAGCCATTTCTGATCCACCAGGCGGGCGGTGTAGTCTTTCAGTGTCGGGATATCGGACGGCTTAACCACGGGCTTACGCTGTCGGCGCGCCGGAACGCGAAAGATTTCGTTTGTGATGACGCGTGCGAGAGGACTACCCACGGGAAGCCCTCCATTCCTGAGCCCAGGCAATGCGCTTACTGGATGCTTCGGAGAACGTCACCCCGCGGTCGGTGCCAAACCAGTAAATCGCCTCAATGACGTCGACCATGTAGCGCTTGCTGGATTTGGATGTGCGGACGCCGAAATAAACGCGGCCGCCGTTGATGCCTGGCGCGGATTTCTGCTCCTGGTCCTGGGTCTGATTCACCAGAACGGTGATGAGGTCCTTCCACTCTTCGCGGGTCAGCTTTTCGCCGTGCCAGACGACCTGGTCAGACAAATCCTTAAGCAACGGCCACATCAGGCGGTTCTGCTTATCGGTGCGTGTCTCTTCCCGGGCCTCGACAACCATCGGCGCGCGAGGGTTTACTGGCAGGGTGCGAATGTACGCGATGAGGTTCTCTTTAACGGTGTCGTTAACGATGCAGTAGTGCTGCTTCATACGCCACCTCCGAGAGGTAACGCAGAATGCAGAAAATCGCAGGTGCATTTCTGCATCTGTGACAAGGTGAGGAGTTCAGATTGTGGTCGCATTTAAGTCCCCTTAAATGCGCAGAAGTCACCGGAGTTGTTCAGGCTCCGATGACTTAATTATGGCTGGGTGATTATGGAAAATCAAAGCAGATTTTAATGTATTTTAGTTGTGTCTTATTTCAACTCATAGATCAGGCAATCAACGATTTCAAGGCCGTTCACCATAGAGTTAGTTAAACGAATCGTGCTATTGCTGACCCTAGAAAATCCTTTAAGCATCTTGTATAAATAATCATTACTCCCCTTGGCTTCGATTGTATCCAAAGGGATTGGTTTATACTTTTTCGAAATGCTATTTCTGTTTATATCACTGATTTTCTTATAAACATAGGCTGGGCCTCGATCTTGTACCTCTTGTATGACCAACATAAATCGCCATGATAGTTCTGGGTAATAGAACCACAATGCGGCATCAACTGTAAGATTCTCTGCTTTCAATTTTTTTAATAAGAATTGACCTGAGAACTCCATATCTTTAGTCAGTTCCCTGCCAACTACCAGTGTGTTTTTAACCATTTCAAAACTCCAGAATTTTGGTCACCTACAGCATCAATGAGTTGTTCTGACAATGCTCTAGTTATGTTGGTATCGTAACGAAACTGCTCGCTCCAGTCTTTCACGACTGTCCAGTTTATTTCTAACGATGCATCATTTTTCGAGTCGGCAAGCAACATTTGATGTAAGTTAGCGATCTTCAGAAGTTTCGATAAATCATGAGTGTAGGAATCGTTCACTGTGGCTTTGTTAGGGAATTCGTGTTGCAAAAAAGTCTTTGCAATACAAGCCTTGAGTGCACATTCCACAGCATACCCACAAAGATAATAAGCACCATGGTATAACCCATTAGAAAATAAACATTTAGCTTCGTCAAATCTAATGGTAGACAAGGATTCGAGATCATTCTTAGTCATATAATTCTAGCTTGAATTATGTTCATTTCTTAGGATTATACCCCTATTAAGCATTGAATTGTAACTGGATTTCTTTATCTGTCATGCATCAAGTTGAGCAATCCGCTTCTCTTTGGCTTCCAGCTCATCCAGCAGCGCCAGCACACGCTTAGCCAGCCAGCATTTCTCTTCGTCGCCGTAAGGATTGTCAGCAATCTCTCTGAGTCGACCAGTGCTGATATCACCGCCATCAGCGCGGAAAGGACGTTTGTCGATGTTGCTCATTCCTCATCCTCCAACTCAGATACGGCGTCCATTACATCTGAGCCGCGAATAGTTTCGAATGCCACACAAGCCATTTCAAAGCACAGACGCTCATGCGGGTGCGGAGATTGCCAGTATTTGAAGCCTGGACGATGCGAATAGCCCTGCATCGCATAGAACTCTCCGGCCAGTTCAATGGCGGCATCCACCAGTTCATGGTTTGTCATTGGTTTGTCGATGTTGCTCATTGGGCGGCCTCCTTCTGCGAAATTTCACACCATGTTTTCAGGCTATCCGTTTGAACATCGACGCCAAGCAGCGCGAGAATTTCTTCAGGTGTTTCTCGTACAACTATCTTTTCGCCCGAGGTCATTTTGATGTGGCTTACCCCAGCAAACAAAAACGACTCAATATGCTCAGCCACAACAAAAACTGGCTCGTAGATTGTTTTCTCTTCCCAACCGATAATCGAATCGACCGGACGAGAAACTGTTGCCTGCTGACTCAGTTTTAAAATTTTCATACCCCTACCCTCCCCCAAACCATCAATACTCGCTTCATAGCCGCGCTGTTGCGGCACTCCTGAAATATTCCGTTGGTGCAGCTGCGCGCGGTACCAGCCTGTTCTTCCGGTGTCGCCAGGCGATAAGTCACCGTTCGCCAGACCTTGCTCACGCGGACAATCTTCCGGGCTCGCTCCAGATCGATGGCGTTCTTCGTGATGCAGTTGATGGTCATACCGCACTCTGTGGCCACATCCTTCGCGGTGAAAGTCCGGTGCGTTTCGAGATAACGCAGAATTGCCTGCTTGCCTTTCATCAGAAGCCCCCTTTCTTTTTCGGCTGCTGCTCGCGCCCGCGGCGTTCTGCGGCGGCGGCCTGCTGGTCTGTGTCGTAAATTGCCCCGCTGATCTGATTGCAATAAACCGTTCCGGTACTGCCGTGGCGGTTGAGTCGCAGGATTAACTCGGTTTCTCCTGGCGGCACGCTGTCATCGAAAGCACCTTCCCGGTGGATGCCAACCCAGTAGTCGCAGTCCTGCTCAATCTGTCCTGTGTCGCGGGAATCGCTCGGCAACGGGCGTTTATTCACTCGCTTCTCCAGTTCGCGGTTGAGCTGGGTCAGCAGCACGACGACGCAGCCAAGCTCTTTGGCGAGGTTCTTCAGCCCTTTGGTGATCATCCCGTAGGCCAGGTCATTACGGTCGGCTTTTTCGGCGGTCATAAGCGTCAGGTAGTCAACCAGGATCATGCCTACACAGCCCTTCTCGCGTTTTATTCGGCGGCTTTCGCTAACTATGTGCGCCAGGGACAGGCCCGGAGTGTCGTCGATGTACAGCATGTCGATTTCACTCAGCCGACCGGCTGTGGCGATCGCCTTCTTAAAGTCGCCGTCGTAGTCTCCCTGGTACTGGTCGTCGGCGTCATCCGTGGCGGGCATGTAAAAAATGCTCGGGTTTACGCCGGACTTCTGCCCAACAAGCTTTTCGAGGATCTGGTCGCTGGGCATTTCCAGGCTAAACATCAGCGCTGGCTTTTTCTCGCGAATCGCGCAGTTGATCGCCATCTGCCCGTACAGGGTTGTCTTGCCCATCTTTGGTCTTGCGCCAATCACAAACAGGGAGCCTTTCACCAGGCCTTTCGGCGCTAACAGTCGATCGAGTGACGGGATGCCGGTACTCATGCCACGCTGTTCGCCTGAAGGGTCGAAACGCTTCTCCAGATCCGCCACCCAGTCATCCATAACCTCTCCGAACGACCGCAACCCACGGCGACTGCCGGTTTTTGAATGGTCTGCGAGCTGGGTGAAAATACCCTGAATGGCCTCGTACTTCTGCGTGGCACTCATGCCGTTGCGGGAATATAGCAGCTCAGTAGCTTCGGTCAGTCGGCTGATGCCATAGCGCTCCATTGCGGCTTCCCGTACAGAGGCGGCGTATGCCACGATGTTTGCAGCGCTGGGAGTGTTCTTGGCGATCTCCGCCAGGTAAGCAAATCCACCCACCTGCTCAGCGAGTCCTTTTCCTTCAAGCGCGTCGAACAATGTCAGGCCATCGACTGGCTTGTTGTCGCGGAACATCTGGCGCATTTCGGCAAAGATCACCTGGTGAGGTCGGCTGTAGAACGACTCAGGCTTGAGCATCGCCAGAACCTTCTGGACTCGCTCGCTGTTGTCATCATCCAGCAGCAGGCCACCGATAACACTCTGCTCTGCTTCGAGGTTTTGTGGTACAGCCATGAAATCAGCGGTCATCACGATCCCCCTCGCGCACTTCGATGTAGAGTTTTTCGGTCAGGAACTTATCGAATTTCATGCGGCGCCATGTCTTACCGGATTTCTGGTCTGGTCTGTCTTCAAGCATCCAGCGGCAGTTCTGAGCGATGTAGCGCAGATAACTTCTGAAACCGTCCATATCCATCGGCTTGCCGTCCAGGTTGCGGGCAATCTTGTTAGCCTTACCCCAGAAGGTGCGGATGAGATTGCGTCGCTCATCAGTGAGGCATCTCCATCCCCGGGCTTCAGGCAGTTCGTCTTTCAGGCATTGCCATACTTCATCGCATGACAAACGGGACTTTTTCTCTTCAGCGGGTTTCTGGTTATTTGCGACATACTTACTACCGTTAGGTAGTAAGTTATTTAATATATTGTTATCTGTGGACACTGGCTGGACATCGGCTGGACACTCCACCTCAGCAGGCATTGGTACGACTGCGTTTGGGCTGGACACTGGCTGGACATCGGCTGGACAAAAATTTGACTGATATTCGTCATATTTGACCACTTTTAGAACAGTAAAACGGTTGTTCGATTTGGTGGTGATCATGCCCAGATTCTGGAATTTACGTAGAAGTGATTTAACGCGATCAGCGGTCAACCCCGTTTCCATTGCCAGTGTGTTTCGGCCGGTAATGAACTCTCCGCGCTCGCAGATCACATCGCCAACATCAGTAGATACCAGTGTCTGTTCGTGATTAGCGCGCAGGAGCAGGTGAACCCATAAATGAGCCGCCTCAGCGTCCTTGTAGAACGGCACATCCATAATTTTACGGTGCAGCAAGGCAAACCCCTTACCGTCATTCGTGCGCGGTTTCTGGAGCCTTCTGGCCTCTCTGGCTTCGGCTAAATTGGATACGTTACCCACGGCCACTCTCCTTACGTTTCAGTTCTTCCAGGATGGCGCGCATCTTCTCTGCCACAATCGGGTTAACCGAGCGGATGAAGCGATCGCGGGTTATGTTTTTATGTACAGCGGTATGGTAATAGCGTGGATTTTTTGCCATTATTCCTCCTGCAATGAGTGCACACGATTTGCATCTGAAGGCCAGTTCTGTTGACGCAGACTGGCTTTCGCCGTTTTTGATACTTCCCATCACATAACCCCTAACATTGAAGTGACCATCGTCATCAGTGGGCCTACCTGCTCCGGCATGAGGCGGAACAGCGACGCTATACCCTCGCTTACCTCTTTCAGCTTCTGATGCTCTGGAGCGTCCAGCATGACCGCTTGCTTAGCCTCTGCGACTTCCTTCTCGGCTTCCGCCAGGCGGGTCATCTTGCAGTCGGTGCCGATCAGACGAGTGCGGTACTCCAGCGGCAGAACGGCCATGATTGCCGGGGCCAGCTGGCGAATGTTGTTGGCGGCGTATTCGGTGTCGCCATCAATCCAGCGGAATACCTTCTGCATCTGGCGGTGCGAGTCGGTGGGGATATCCAGACCGGTGCCGCCAGTGGCTCGCCACTCTTCCACAATCAGCGCTGCGACAAATTCACGGCTGCGGCAATCAGCTGCCCAGGCGCGAACAGCTGCGCGGATCCCATCGATGTTTAACGCCCTGGAATCAGGTTCCCGGCGATTCTGGTAAATCATCGCCGTTGGCGAAAATTTGTTACCTTGTTGATACGCAAGTGAATGCATTGCTTTCCCTTTCGTGGTTAGGCCGCAGTATCACGCGGCGATGCGAATACCAGGCTTTCTTTTAGGACCGGAGCCTGGCGGTGAAAATTCTTCGTGCCTTTCTCGATAGCAGATGCCATTTCTGGAGATGCCCGGCGATTTCCGTAGGCGATCTGGTCCAGGTAACCTGGCGTCGTGTTAGCCAACTTTGCGAGCTGCGCCCATTCGTCGGTAGTGGCGGCCTTGCGCCAGCGGTGTAGTTCAGTGCTCATTGGTGTCTCCGGGTGAGTCGTTTGATTTGGAGTTTAGCGTTATGCTAAATACTACGCAAGCATCATTTAGCAATTTGCACATTTATCATTTTGCTAAAAGCAGTAACAATGCAGGTATGGAAAATAAAGAAATCAGAAAAGCCAACCTGGAAGCGCTGTACGAGAAGCGTCAGCACGAGTCTGGAATGACCAAAGCGCAGTTTGCCGAGCTCATCGAGACAAGTCCGGCTGCGCTTAGCCAGCTACTGGGACCAAACCCTCATCGCAATATCGGCGATAAGATGGCTCGCAAAATTGAAACTGCGCTTGATCTGCCTTTTGGCTGGATGGATGTTTTACACGCCAGTGAAGAACCTTCGAACGTTGCATTTCGAGGACTGAACGAGACAAAAGGAAGTTATCCTGTAATCAGCTGGGTAAGCGCGGGGCAATGGATGGAAGCTGTAGAACCTTATCACCGAAGAGCGATAGATCGCTGGTATGACACGACTGTTGACTGCTCAGAAGATTCATTCTGGCTGGACGTTAAAGGGGATTCTATGACCTCCCCGGCCGGCCTGAGCATACCAGAGGGAGCAGCGATACTTGTTGACCCTGAAGTCGAACCGCGCAACGGGAAGCTGGTTGTAGCTAAGCTGGAAGGCGATAACGAAGCGACCTTTAAGAAGCTTGTAATCGATGCCGGCAGACGCTTCCTTAAGCCACTTAACCCTGCATATCCAATGCTAGAGGTTAATGGAAACTGCAAAATTATCGGCGTTGTGGTTGATGCCAAAATACTAAACATCCCATAACCTCACGCAAACCCCATCAAGCCCGCCATCGCGCGGGCTTTTTTACGTCCCGAATCCCTGCGCTGTAAATTTTTAATCGCTTATTAATCAATACGCTAAATAAAACCCACCAACAATTTAGCATTTTGCTATTGCGCATAATTTAGCATCACGCTAAATTTACCCCATCGAAACGAAACATCGACAGCTGAGCGAAGTTAGCCAGCGGCGGACAGCAAGTCGCCTGCTTTTTAACAACATGCAGATTTACAGCGTCAATGACCTGTTTAGACCCTTACACGAGAAACGTGCTGTATCACCGGGTGCGATCCGGTCGGTGAGAGAGTATCCCCGCGCGAGAGCGAGAACGGCGTGAGAACGGGCAACACTGGCAGGGAGTTGGCGCTGATTCAACTTAGAGGAGTGATTCCAATGAAGCACTAAAGCGGACAGACCGCGCTTTCAAGCCGCAGTAATGATGCGGCCCCGAGTCTCTATGAGAGCCAGAAGCAGGTCCGAACTGCGACATACCGCTGGTCAGGGTTAATCGAGGAAAAGGGTATGCCGGTAAAGCAGCGCGAACGCCAGACGCGCACCGGTTATCAGCGGCGATAGGCGACAAGGTCTCAAGGGCATGAGCGCGGCCACTGCGAGAGTGTGGCGAAGTGCTTTGGGGTGAAGCGGCGTGGGAAATCGGTGACACGCACAGCGTCTACGTGAGCGCATCGTATTTCACGATTGGGCAGGCAGGTGGCCCAGAGAGTTCGGTTTCGTCCGACCTTAAACACATCGCTGGGGTAACGTCCGGCCTTCACCACCAAAGCATTTCTCCCGCATCAGCGGGTAACTACAGAGGGTAAAGCGATGAAGTTTGGCAAAACAAAATGCAATCCATCAACCGACAACGGTGAAGCAAACAGCGTGACCATTGGCAATATCACAATCAGTCAGTTCGGCGAAGGCGGTGTCTGGCTGGAAGATGGTGATGAAGACGCTGGTTCATTCGATGAAGCTTTGTTCGCAGAGCACATCAAAAAGTTTTACGACGAAAATTTGTGAGCAGATAAGCCGCCTAACCAGCGGCTTTTTTCATACCCAAATGGGTTCAAAGAGCCTGTTTCGTTATGACAACCGGCGGCCATCCACCGCCAGCGTATTTTCGCACAAGCGCAGAAGTCTTGTATTAACCGTTCCGTTCGCCGCGATAAGGCCAAGAGGATTTATGAGTAAGAATAATGGAGGCCCGGCATTTCCGGTCGCAGGTAGTGAGCACAATTATCCTATTGAGGGGATGACGCTGCGCGATTACTTCGCGGCGAAGGCTATGCAGTCCGCGCTCTTGGTATCAAAGCAGAGCCCTGAAAGTTCTTTTGAAACCTTCTCAATGGCAGTTGCAGAAGTCGCCTATGACGTTGCAGACGCAATGCTTCGCGCCAGGGAGGCATCATGACAGTCACCCACAACGGCAAGCAGTACACCGCCAAAAAGCTCAACGATAACGAGTGGCAGCTGACGTCGGTATCGGCACCGCGCGACAAGCTGACGCTTAACCGCCAACAGATGAATATCGCCGGCCTCCTGAAACAGGTTGAGGTGAAGGCATGATCAACCACTACGGCACCACCCCGCTCATTCGCCAGTGCGTCACGCCCGGCATGATGGCATTGCACGAAGGCCGCACCTATCGCGTCTCAGCAGTCATTCAGGAGCGTAAATGGGTCTACCTGCACACCGATGCAGAAATAATCCGCCTCAGTGACTGCGTGATTGACGTCCTTCTCGATGGCACAGGTCTTCCAATTCAGCGCGGAGGTGAGCATGCAATGGGTTAAATACTCTGAACGCAAGCCAGATGCCGCCGGTGTTTATATGTGGCGAATGGGCAGCCGAAAAGTAAAAGGGCTTGTCGTTATAGCCCGAGCTAAGTTTCGCCTTCGCGGCGCTGGTTATGAAGATGTTCTCTCACCTGAATTTGACCGTTGGGATGGATATTCGGTTGTTGTGCCAGGCGAACTTCAATGGGCTGAAGATGATGGCTCGCTACCTGACATTTCTTTCGAAAATCTCCCTGACGCAACAGAGTGCCCATTTTGCAAACGACAGCCCGTAATTAAAGCGTTCGAATGGGATCGCGGCTGCAGGATTGGTCCAGAGCCATACATCCTCAATCAGTTCCAACTGAAGTGCTGCGGATGGATCGCTCCTGTTACCTTCGACTCACCAATTTCAGCCATAGAGTCCTGGAACTCAAAACTTTCTAAGTAACCACCCTATTCAACCGATCGGCCTGGCTCAATGCGGGCGGCATCTGCACATCCAAATTTCAGGAGTTCAGCTATGAACGCGTACCTCACTTACGACCGAATCGAAGATCGGCGCTGGGCTGAGCAGCAGCTCACCGACGAAAAAGAGAAGTGGATCGGCGATCGGGCGAATGAACTGATCGCTATGTTCCCTGCGAAACCTCTGGAAATGAGCAGCTTGTTCCTGCCCCAGGAAGCCAAGTTTGCCCTTATCGGAGAAAAAGCCGAAGAGGCATACAACAAATACATATCGGAATGTGCATATGCCCGCGCAGAAGAAGAATGGCAGCGTCAGGCGCCTTGCCCGTTCTAAGGAGTGATCATGAGCTTAACCCTTGTTGATTTCGTCAAACAACAGGAGCCGCTTTTCATTAAGGCGGCCACAGACGAGAGGATGGTATGGGCGAAGGAAAGCCAGTTCGCCATCCAGTTATTTCAGAACAACGACTACCTCGCCAAAGTTGCATTCCAGAACCAGACCAGCACGCAGAACGCAATCATCAACGTTGCGGCAATCGGCATTTCGCTAAACCCAGCTCAGAAGTTGGCTTACCTGGTACCGCGTAAAGGGGCGGTTTGCCTCGACATCAGTTACATGGGCCTGATGCACATTGCACAGCAGTCTGGCGCCATTAAGTGGTGTCAGTCGGCAATTGTTCGCAGAAACGACCAGTTTCGCCGGGAGGGGCTCGATAAGCCGCCGATCCATATCTACAACGACTTTGATACCGAGGAGCAGCGCGGGGACATCGTAGGCGCGTATGTAACGGTAAAAACTGACGATGGTGATTACCTCACCCATACGATGCGCATTGATGCCATCTATTCCATCCGTGACCGGTCTGAAGCATGGAAGAAGTACAAATCTGACAACAGCAAAAAGTGTCCATGGGTCACTGACGAAGAACAGATGATCCTCAAGACGGTCGTGAAGCAGGCAGCAAAATACTGGCCTCGCCGTGAGCGCCTGGACGCCGCCATAGACCACGTTAACACCGAGGGTGAGGAAGGTATCAACTTCTCAACAGAACGCCAGCCAGAACGCGATGTAACCCCAGCAGGGGACGAAATTATCAAGGAGATTAACGACGTCCTTATCGCAATGGATAAGACGTGGGAAGAAAACCTGCTCCCAGTCTGTTCGCAAATTTTCCGTCGTGATATTCGCGATTCATCAGAGCTTACCCAAGCCGAGGCAGTTAAGGCCTTAGGCTTCCTCAAGAAGAAGGCGGCAGCATGACACCCGAAATTATCCTGTCCCGGACCGGCATTGACGTTACCAACATCCAACAGGGCGATGAGGCGTGGCACCGGCTGCGCCTCGGAGTTATCACCGCCTCTGAAGTTCATAACGTCATTTCCAAGCCAAGATCGGGGAAGAAGTGGACTGACATGAAAATGTCCTACTTTCACACGCTACTAGCTGAGGTGTGCACCGGCGTAGCGCCAGAAGTTAACGCAAAGGCGCTTGCCTGGGGTAAGCAGTACGAGCAAGACGCCCGCACCCTTTTCGAGTTCACCACAGACGTGAAAGTCACGGAGTCTCCGATCCTGTTCCGTGACGAGAGCATGCGCACTGCGTGCTCCCCTGACGGCCTGTGCAGTAACGGGTTTGGCCTTGAGCTTAAATGCCCTTTCACCTCTCGCGACTTTATGAAATTCCGCCTTGGCGGTTTCGAAGCCATCAAGTCTGCGTATATGGCCCAGGTGCAGTACAG